TTCGGGAATCGCTTGTCGTTGTTTAGCTTTTCCTGTATTCTCTTTAGTTCATTCAATCTTTGCCGCCTTTCCTCCGGCCATTCCAACAGGTCGGTAGGCTTGACCGGGTTCTTCGCGTGGATGTTCCAGATAGCCGCTGCCAGCCACCGTGTTCTATTCCATGCATCGCGCTGCTCCCTCTCGGTTGCCTTGCGTTTCCCATCCCACGCCAGCCTAAACCATTGCGGGCAGGCTTGCTCCATGTCGGCCGGGCGCAGGTTCAGTTCGCCGAACGCGATGCGCTCAATGTCCCACGCGGTCAGACCGTTGGCGGCAGAATCTCCCCCGGTGAGGTGGCCTCGCTTTCCGCCGTGTCGGCTGGCTGCTCTTTGGCCTCGTCGGCTCCGGTAAACTTGCCCCACGCTTCGCTGAACGCGGTCAGGCTGGGTGCAAGTTGTTCCAGGCTTTCGATAGCCTCCAGCAGTTCGTCCGGATCGCCGAACGGTTTCGGCTTGCTGGACTTGACCGCGCCCGACACAAGCCCGGCCCATGCGACGGTGGCTGTAAATTCCACCATGTCAGCAAGGTTCTGGCTTGTGGCTTTTTCGCTCAGTTGTGTCGCGTCGATTTTCATCGTGCGCAGGATGCGCGTTAAGGCCGCCACAGGATAGGCGATAGGATAGGATTTGGATGCGATAGTCAGCTGCGTCATGTGTCAGGTATTAGGATACGTTACCGAGTGTAATTGTGCCGGTCATCTGCATGGTGCAGCTGAAGGTAGCGCTCTCGTTCTGCGGGGCGGATGCAGATACGCTGCTGATAAGCACGGAGCTTTCCAGGTAGTCGTCGCCGGTTGACTGCGAAGACCAGCGGATGGTAAACGCGGTACCTGCGAGGGCATCGGTTACGAGGTCATCAAAGCTGAGACCTTGAGTCGATACAGAGGCCTCGTATTCGAATAAGCCTTCAAATTGAAATGTACCGCCCTTCTCGCCGGCAACGTATTCTTTGAAACCGCTGCTGTCTTTGGTCGTGATTTCAATCATGTCGATGCTCAGGTCTGCGCCAGCGGCGCGGCCGTTTGCAATCTTGGTGAAAGTGGAAGGGCTACCTGCCACCTTGTACAACCCAATGAGGGTGCCGTTAACTATTCCGGTCGTTGCCATAATGTTTTATTTTTTGTCTTGAATGTTTAATTTTTCGCGCACCCTCTTGATTATATTCTGAGATACACGGGCGCGGTGCATCTCAAATGCTGGGGCCATGAAAGGCCGGGCTGTGCGGCGGATGGATTTTCCGCCGTATTCCACAATATGCGCATAGTAGGCGGACGTGCCGCGCTTCTTGCCTTCGCCCCTGTAGTTAACGCCAATCAGCGCTGTAGTAGGGAAGCGTGCGTCGTTCTTGCGAATGAATCCAATCTGCGAGCGTAGCAAGCCGGAATCCACAGGCACGCGGGCGCGGGCAGATGCTACAATAACTTTTGATTCCTGTCGCACAATTCGGCCTACTACCTTATCGGCGGCGCGGTCCTTGACCTTGCGCAGGTTTTCGACTATCAGCCCGACACCCTCAATTTTAAAATCTATCATACCTGTCGGGTTGCGTCAAGTTCAAGATAGGCGCGGCGGTTCACTTCGCGCACGTTTTTAATGTCGTAAACAACCCCTTCGTATTGCAGGCGGTCGGCTGCATTTACGCCGGACATCCATCGGATTACGAAGGTTGTTTTGTTTTCCGCTTCCAGCTTATCGCCGTTGGTGCGCTCCGATGCGCGTTCAGGTTTGATGCTGGTCGGCACCCGGTCGGCGTAGGTAGTCCATGTCTTCACCGCTTCGCCGATAGCGTTTTGCGTTGTTGTGAAACGCTGCAATGTTAGCTGTCTGTCCATGCGTCCGGGGTTCATATGAAGCGCTGAAGTTTGTAAGGGTTCAACAGGAAATCCGAGCCGCGTGAAAGGGTTCCAAGGGTGCCGGCGGTGATGTTTTTCCGCTCTTCGTAAAGGTCGGTCAGGTTCAGCAGCACAGCGGCACGGATTGCACCGGGCAATGTGCCGGGAATCCAGCCCATCTGCGTATTGTACTGCACGCCATCAATCCGGTCTTCGAAGGTATTGGGTAAGGTCGTTTCGTCGTTCCATCGCAGCACAAGCCCGGTCTCATGCGCCTTGTAGGCGTAGTTGGAACTGGCGAAGGTGGTCAGGGTGTTGGTGTTTTCCGCGTAGTATTTAATGCTGTCCAGGTAGACGAACCGCCCCGGGAAATCAAGGTCAGCGTTTATCCATGTGTAGGACGTGAATTGCACGTTGGTCAGCCGGATAGGATAGCCGACGTAATTTTCGCACACGTCAAAAGCCGCGTCAAGTATAGCCGCGATATAGCCGTCCTCGTCTGTGTTGATTAGACGCAGATGATCTTTGCAGTCCTGCAATGAGATGTAGGCAGATGCGGGCTGTATGGTGCTGACGATGCGGCGGTGCATGGTTTAACGGCGGCGCTGAGGTTTGGCGGTGGCGGTTTCGGCTTTGGCTTGCGGCTTGCTTGCGGCGGTTTCGGTCGTGGCGGTTTCGCTATGAAGTTCAGCGGCTCCAGCGTCGATAAGCAGCTGCGCCCGCTTCGCCTCCAACTCGCATACTTCGCCGACTGAATAGCAGCAGTCGTATGCGGCGGGGTTGCTTAGCCATTTGATTTTAAGGGTCTGCATTGGTTTGGTTTTTTGTGGCTTTCGCCTTGCTCCCGGATGGAGCATCTAAGTCCTATCCGGGATTCCCAAACACACGGCGCGGCTGACTACCACACACCGCGCCGGTGTCGGGGGTTATTGGGGAGTTAGGAGAGGTTAGGCAGGGGTAGTTGCGTCGATGTCCTTACACACAGCGAAGGCTTTAGGCTGCAATACCAGCGCATCAACAAAGTTGATGAAGTGGAACCGGTTCAGGCCGTTTACCTTTTGGGTGTAGGGATCCATCTCGAGGATGGGGTTACCCCAGCTACCGAGGGCAAGCTGGCTGAAGTCACCGAAAATCAGAGCGCTCAGGTCGGAGCTGGTGCCTTTGGTCAAGGTGCTCGGTACGTTGGTGCTTGCCAGTACCGGGAAGCCGAGGGGCGATACGCCGGCCTGAGTTACGATGAAGTTACCTTCTACGCCGCTGGACTGCTTGGGGCGGATCATCGCGTCGGCGTGAACCTGCGGGCTGGTGATGTAGGCGAGGTTCTGCATGGTGGCATTGTTCACCATTGCCTGCTTATACAGGTTCACCCAGTCTGCATACACCTGGTTCGCACCGTTGGCGTTGGTCGCGTTGCTGGCTGCGTTGCCTGCGAAAGTCACGGTTACGTCGCTGTTGGCGATAATGCCGGTCGGCTCGTTGGAACCGCCGCCGTTAATGGCCGCACGCTCAAGCGAGGTAGCACCGGCGCGGAGCAGGTAGTCCATTACCCAAGCTTCAAGGGGATTGCTTGACTGAAGCAGGATCTGGTCAGACACGTCGATGTAGGCACCGAGGCGCTTTGCGCTCAAAGTACGGTTTGCCCAGGTCTGAGTGCTTTCAGCGGCTGCATCGGTTTCGCCCTCCCATGTGGCTACCGGAGCGGTGGTGTTGGCAGGGAAGCGGAGGTTTCCAACGAGGCCGTCAAACATCTGCACACCGAGCTGCGAAAGAATCATGTAAGACTCCAGCGCCTCAAGAATGCCGCCTACGTTGGTAGCAACGTTTCCGCCGCCTTCGGTGATATTGCTTCCACCTGTGGCGGTGATGTCGCGCTTTTCAGATTTTGCGGCGCGGCGATTGATCAGCCAAGCAGGCAGGGTTACACCGGTTGTGCTGGCGGTCAAGCCTGCACGCATATTCTGCTCGCGGGCTTCGTCGGCCAGTTCCTTTTCCAAACCTGAAACCGCAGAACGGCTGCTCAGCTCGGTCATGGTCTTAATCATGCTGAAGCGCTTGCTCAGTTTGTCCTGCTCGCGGGCTTCACCGGTGCCGGTGGTGTGTACCACGGGCGCGGCAAGGCTGCGCTGGGTAGCTTCAAGGGTTGCGATTTCGCCGGTAAGCTTGTCAACGTCGCTGTTGATTTCCGCCATGCGGGTGATTTGTTCGTCGGTCAGGCTTTCGGCCTTAGACAGGGTCAGCAATTCGGCACGCAAGGCGGCCAATGCTTCCCGCTTTTCTTTCAGTTGTTTCATTGTCGTTATTCTGTTGAATGTTTTTTTAAATTGTCTTAGCAATGATGCCGGCAAGGTCGCGGCGGGCGTTGCGCTGTTTTGCGATTTCAGCGGCGGCGGCTTCGGTCTGCGCTTCGCGTTCTGCGATAATTGCGTCGCGCTCCTGGCGGATTGCTTCAGCGTCGCGACTGCCTACGCTGGTACCGCTGTATGCCGGATAGGTTACCGGCGAAACGTCGTAAAGTTCTTTCATGCGCAGGATACGGCGCGTGCCTTCCTGCCCGTACTTGTCTGACCATACCCACTGCACGCCATTAGTGATGAATGCGAAGCTGCTCTGAGTGATGTCGCCGCGCTGGATCGAGCGCACCACCGAGACGTGTTCAGGGTTTGACGGGTCGGGGGTGAAGCTGTATGCAAGGTGGCCCTCGTCGTTCACCCATACCTTAGCCGTGCCGGCGGCGGTGCGTCCGAGAATCCTGTTTGGGTCGTGATTGAACAAGGCGCGGATATCGGAAAATGTAAGCGCGTCATCGAATGCGCCGGGCGCAATTTCTTCCTCAAACCAGCCGATGTCTGTGCGTTGGTTTACCACGGCAGCGACGCCGGTTACCTCGGCCGGGAAATCCTGCCCTTCGGCCATCCGCAGTTCCACGGTTCCGGTGAACGTGCGGCGCTCTATATTTTGTTCAGTTGTTTTGCTCATGTCTTAATTATTGCCGTCCTCGTTGTTGTTGTGTGCTTCGCTTGTGTCGGCTGCGTCAATCTTCGACTGAATCCAGGGGCGCATCAGGTCGGACGGTACGAGGTTCGATTCTGTATAGGTCGTTTCGCCGCCTGTCATAGGGTTGAAGTCTTCAAGCCCTCGCGCCTCGTTGGGGGAAAGCCAGCCGCCGCGAATGCCCATGTTATAGTATTCAGCCCGGCTTTTAGCGTCGGCCCTGAGTAGGCTGTTGAATACGAATTTGAAATAGTAGGTGCCTTTCTCGGCCTCGGTGGTAAGCTTGCGGCGAAGCTCCTGTTCCATCATCGTGACGGTGGGCAGGATCGTCTGCGTGTAAAAGTCCTGCGCCTGCTGTTCGACTGAGGATT